GAGTCGATGGCGAGATCGGGGTATGTCTGCTGCGCGTTCTTGTCTGTGACCGCCTCCTGCGTCTGCCAGGAGGTCGTCCGCTTGCGATACTCGATGTTGGCGTCGTCGACGTTCGCGCCCCAGCCCCAACCGTCCCATACGACATGCGCGTTGTCGGCGGAGTCGATGGCGATTGAGGGCCAGCCCTGGTTCCTGTTCTTATCCGTGATGGCTTCTTGCGCTTGCCAGGAGGTCGTCCGCTTGCGATACTCGATGTTCTCGATGCTCGGGTTCGCGCCCCAGCCGAGGCCGCACCAGACCACGTGGAGACTGTCTGCTGAGTCGATGGCGATCGCGACCGATTCTTGACCCGCCATCGCCGCGACCTGCTCCTCAGTCCACGTCGCGCCGCCGTTATCGGAGTAGGCGGCGAAGACGCCCGTGGTCTTGAGGTAGACGGTCCAGAGCCGCCCCGCCGAGGTCCGGGCGAGGGTGCGGCCCCTGACGTCGTTGGTGACTATGGTGGACTTGATGGCGTAGCTGGCCACTTGCGGCGACACCTCCGGGTCGAGCGGCTCGGGCGGGTGGGCTAGGGATAGGGTGGAGACGACGAGTAGGAAGAGGGCCAGGACGGACAGGCTGACTAGACGCCTCACAATACATACCTCCCCTGGGAATCTTCGCCGTCAGCATACCACGGATTCCCGGGGAGCGTCAGGGCTAGAACACGTTCGTCCCGCCCCCCTTGGTCGGCCTGGGGTTCGGGCAATGGAAGCTGACCGTGTAGGCGTAGTAGTCGCGGCTGCGTCCGGGCAACCACGTCCACCGAGCGGACTCGGCGTAGGCGTCGGCGTAGGTCTCGGTGTCCCCGGTCGGCGTGAAAATCACAAGATCGCCGGTCACGCCGGCGGTCCACATGGCGCGGAGGACGAGCATGGCGGCGTAGGAGGACACGTACCCCGTCACCATCCAGGTGGTCGGGAGGCGCGAGTCGTCCACCGGGGAGGAGCCGTCCACCCCGGAATGTTTGTGGGGCTGCTTCAGATAGCCCTCCTCCCAACCGAGCGGGGGGTCGACCGCGATGTGCAGGGTGACGCCGGCGAAGGACGCGCGCGCAGTAATCATTAGGCCAGCGCCCCCTTCGCCCGGAGGACCCGGAGCGCCTCGCGACCGGCGGTCTGCCCGATGTCCCGGCCGTCCTTGGGGGTCATGCCGTAGAAGGGGCCGAAACGGAATGTGAAGTTCGCGCCGGAGAGACCGCCGGAGCCGTGCTTGGCGAGCAGGGTCTCCAGGACCGACAGGCGGCTGAGGGGCACCACGGCCTCCGGTCCCCGCTCGCCGATGAAGGCCAGCGTCGGGCGGGTGGCGATGCCGCCCTCGGCCAATCCTTTGATGCCGCCGACAGGCGCCCCGATCGCCGGGAAGGCCTTGCCGGTCGTCCCTCCGGCGAACAGCTTATCGAGCCAGGCGAGGGCGTCCTTGACCCAGCCGATGATTTTGCGGATGGGGGCGAGCACCTTGTCCACGGCCTTGCCGACCCAGGCGGCGAGCTTATCCCACCACTCGGACCACCACGCGGAGAACCCGGCCCAGAGCTCTTTGAGCGCCCAGACGATGTTGTCCCAGCCGAGCCAGAGCTGGACCCCAGCGGCGACCCAAGCAGCGATAGCGATGACGACGAGGCCGATGGGGCTGAGAAGGGCGGCCAGGCCGGAGGCCATGAAGCCCAGCACGGTGAGGACCGGGCCGAGCGCGATGGCCAGACCGGTGGCGATGACGACCGTTTTCTGCATGCCCGGGTCGAGCTTGAGGAACCCCTCGGTGAGCCGGACGACGAAGTCCGCGAACCGCTGGACGAGCGGCACGACCTTTTCGTTGAGCAGGGGGATGAGTTTGTCCGAGAGGATAGGGCAGAGCTTCGTCCCGGTGGAGTCGGCCACCGCGCGAAGCGACTCCAGGACGCCTCTCCACTCCCGCCCGAACTTGTCGGCCGCCGCGATGGCCTCCCCGCTGATGACCAGGTTGAGGTCATGGGCCGCCTTACGCGCGGCCGCGATGCCCTCCTCGCCCATGGCCAGGATGGGGGCGAGTTCCCGCCAGGCGCCTCCGAAGAGTTTCGCGCCGACGGCGTTGCGGTCGAGAGGATCCTCCATGCCCGCGAGGGCGGCTATGAGTTCGTCCACCATCGCGTCGGGCGTCATGGCCTGGAGGTCCGCGAACGACAGCCCCAACTTGGCCAACTGTTTGGTGAGCCGCCCCGAGCCCGCGTCCAACTCGGCGAGTTGCTCAGTGATCTCCCCGGCCCTCGCCGTGAGGTTGGCGAACTCTTCAGAGCCCTGCTTGGCTTCGTCCCCGAGCTTGCGGACTTGATCGATGCCCGGGCCGAGGTGGAGGGGGACACCCTGATTGCTTGCCTCCCTCAGCTTGGCGAGCCTGGATGCAACCTTCGCGGCCTCCGCCGCGAGTTTGGTGGACTGTTTGGCGCTCTGTGCCTCTTCTGTCTCGAGTTGTATCAACCGGGGGATCAAACCCATGACCGCCTCGGCTACGGCGTCGATCTCGACCCCGGCGAGGTTCGCGACGTGCCGCCACTCCTGGAGGCTGTCGGTGTTGAGGCCGGTCTGGTCGTGGAGGTCCATCAGCTCGTCGGCTAGTCCCCCGGCCTTGACGGCGAGGGCCAGGACCGCCGTGCCGGCCGCTATCAGCGGCGCGCTAAGATGGAGACTCAGATTCTTGCCGACGCTGGCGAGCCTGGCGCCGACCGCCTGGAGCCTGTCGTGGGTCGCGCTGAGGGCCAGGGAGAGCACGCCCGCTTCCCGGGCAGCCGCAGCGAGTTGCTTTTCCAGTTTCTTGAGCTCGGCCTCGCTCTTAGCGACTTCCCGTTGGAAGGCCCGGTGCTGCCCCGCGCTGATGTCGCCCCGCGCGAACTGCTCATCCACCTGTTTCTGGGCGGCCCTGAGGGAGTCGAGTTTCTGCTTCGTGGTCGCTACGGCCTCGGCGAGGAGCCTCTGCTTCTGGGCCAGTAACACCGTGTCGCGCGGGTCGAGCTTGAGGAGGCGCTCGACCTGCTTCAACTCGCCCTGGAGGTCCCGGGACCTCTTGTTGACCTCGCCCAGCGCCTTTTCCAGGCCCGTCGTGTCCGAGCCGATGACGACGGTGATGCCTTTGATGGTCTCGGACACGGCGGCTCCCCTCCCCCGGTACAGCGAAACGGAGAGGGGCCACCCCTCTCCGGTCTTCGGTCACACGCTTAGCGGCCCGCTCGCGCTGGCCTACCGCGCGAAGAAGGCGTCTATATCCTGCTGGCTAGGCTCCGTGCTCGCCTGGCCCTCTCCGTCCCGGCCGAGGCGGATCTCGACGAAGTCCAGGAGGTCCCGGCAGCGGAACTCGTTCATTTCGAGAAGATTAAGCCCCGCCCGTTTCCCGAGATCAAGCCACTCCAGGTCCGGTCGGCCTTCCAGGTCCTCGGCGCTCAGGGGCCGCCCCCGGCACTGGCCGGGTTCCACGAAAAAAGCCGTCCGCGGCTTCCTCCATGACCCCCGCGGCGAGGGCCAGGTCCCCGAGGTCCACGGACTCCATGCCGGTCAGCCAACCCTCGAACGACGGGAACGATTTGCCCGGCCCCTGATCGGCTTTCGCCATGGCCCAGGCCATCTGGAGCACCACGCAGCCGTCGAAGGCCTCGAGGTTCTCCTCCGTCATACCCCGCATCCGCAGCAGGTCGGAGGTCAGGTCGACTCCGAACGCCTGCTTGTAGTAGAGCAGGGCCACGGGCGTGGCGCGGATGCGAACTTGCCTTCCGTCGATCGGAACCTCTCGCATGAGACGACCTCCTTAGGCGGCCAGTTCGAGCGCGAGGATGGCAGCCTCGAGCACCGCCTCGGCGGCGTCGATCGCCGGCTGCACCGCGTCGACATCATCAAACACGAGGTCGCCCGCGACCACGGCCGCAGCCAAGACGGTCCAGGTTCCGACGCTGTACGTGATCTCGACCAGGGAACCCGCCAGGTCGAGCGCCGCTTCCAGGGCGTCCTTGTCCATCGCGGAGTCGGGCAGCACGACGGCATCGAAAAACGCGTTGTAGACCGAGGCGTTGGAGTCGGACAACTCCAGGACGGTCTTGACGACCGACTCGGCCCCGATGGTGATGGGGATGATGGTCAGCGTGAGGGAGTCGGTCTTGGGCTCCACCTTCTCCGTCTGGGTGGCTCGCTCCTGAGCGGCGCGGGCCGCCCGGCACCGGTAATACACGAGCCGCCTGTTCTTGACGTCGCCGAGAACCTGGAACAACAGGGCGAATTCGGCCGGGGTGCCGTCTGAAACCTCCACGAGCGCCCCGTTGGCGTCTACCCGCCAACCGAAGAGGTCCGCGAGGACGGCGTCGGGAACGAGCGTCATCTCCAACTCGGCCGTGTAACCGTCGTTGGCCGTATCGAAGTAATAGAGGCTGTCGTCCGCGTAGTGCTTGGTCTCCTGTCCCTCCGGCTTCGGAGAGAACTTCACCGCGCCGGGAATCAGCACCGGCGTGTCCCAGGTTGGAGTGTCGGGGTCGGTGAGCAGGGCGATGTGGACCTGCTCCAGGCCGTACGTGATTTTGTTTGACATCAGACTGCCTCCTTAGAGCAGCTGGACCGTGTAAGCGGTCTGCCACATCTTCTCTGACTCAATCCAGGTCCCGGTCTTGCTGTAGGGCAAGCGGTTGGCTTTGAGCAGGTCCTCGACCAGCTTCTCGCGAGGCAGGTCTTTCTTCACCGTATAGAGCTCGATCGAGAAGCCAGCCACCTCGGCGTAGTTGCGATTGTCGGCCATGACATCGGCCCCGACGGTAAAGTGGTAGGTCAGGAACGGCGGCTTCGTCGGCTCGTCGAAGGAGCCATAGGCGACGTTCATCCCGAGCGTCCGCAGCGCCGCGAAGAGTTGCGCCTGGGTCACGGCCTCACCCGCCCTTCCGGACGATTTCCTTGATCCGTGCCTCCATGGCCGGAACGTGCGCGTCATAGGCCGGCACGAGATGGGGCCTTGCCGCCACCCGGCCGCCGCTCCGTTTGGCGTGGCCCTTTTCCAGAAGGTGCACCAGGCCGGGCTTGAGGCGGTTGTAGATGGTGATGCGGATCCAGCCCTCGCCGCGTTCCTTCTTAGGCGTCCAGCCCTTGCGGTACTTCCCCGACTTGTCCACCCAGGCGGAGCTCGTCGCGACCTCCTGGAGGACGGCCTGGGCGGTCTCGTGGACCTCTCGCTCGACGGCCTCGCTCACGGCTTCGGTGTACCGCTCGACGGCCAGGACGATCTCGCCGACCAGCTCGTCGATGGAGACCCGGACCTCAGACATCGGCGCCCACCCTCTCGCAGGTCAGCCGGAGTTTCTCCGCCCCGAAGACCTCGGTCCGGATGATGCGGTAGGTCGTGCCCTCATGCTCGAGCTTCGGCTCGTCGCCGTACTCCCGGCGCCAGATGTCGAACATCTTCGAGGGCCTCAGCCCCGCCACGGCCGCGTTATAGTAGGTCGTCCCGTAGACGGCGACCTCCTCGCCGAAGACCGGGTGCTCGATCGGGGCCCCGCCCTGGTTGCCGACGGCGTCTATAACCCCGGACGTGGGCTTGACCAGCACGAGGGCCACCGCCATCCGGCCCATGGGCTCACCTCCTATGCCGTGACGAATAAAATCACCGTGCGCGGTAGGCTCGGGCCGGCGGCCGCCTGGGCCTCGACGACGAGGGCGTAGTGGGTCGCCTCGGTCAGGACGGAGGACGGCGTGATGGTCAGCACCCGCCGCGTGATGTCGTACGCCAGGGCGGACGGCAGGTCGGTCTCGGTCGTCCCGTCGAGCTCGACCAGGCGCACGGAGTAGCTGACGATGCGCCGGTCGAAGGTCAGGAGCAGGGACTCGTCGACCAGCACGTCATTATCGCCGTCCGCCGGGTCCGAGGTGAGCCCGAGGAGGCTGGAGCCCGCGCAGAGTTGGGTCAGCGCCATGTTGAACGCCGCGCTGAGTTTGACCTCGCCGGGCTTGAGTTCCCACAGGTCGCTGACGCCGAGGACGAGCACCCCGACGGCCTGGGCGCCCTCCATCGCGGCGGCGCTGACCCCCGCGCCCAGCATGTAGCCCTGGACGAGCGCGACCTTCTGGTCGATGGCGGGGTCGAGGAGCGCGCTGGTGATGCCGAGGCCCACCTTGCAGGCGTCGCGGAGCTCGTTAGCCATGGCTCTCGGCTCCTTCCGGTGCTAGTCGTTGCGGATGTAGACGGTCCGTGAGTCGGATGGGATAGGCCGGGTTCGCGAGCCCCCAGGGACGCCCCGGGTCCGCGAGTCGCCCGGGATACTCCGGGGCCGCGCGTCGGACGAGATTTCCCCGCTCGTGGCGTCGCTACCGATGGAGAGTCCGCGCAGCGTCTGGGCGACGCACGATGCGGCGGTGACGACCACCCGCGCCGTCTGCCCCGCATGGTCGGCCAGGGCGTCAAGGGTCCTGCGGGTCTGAGCGCCGCACCATGCCGCCGCTTGGACCTGCCGGCTGGTCTGCGCGCCTAAGCTCGCCCCGGCTTTGACTTCCCGGTTGGTCTGCGCCTCATAGCCCGCCCCGCGCACGACCCGCCTGAGAGCCTGGGCGCCGAGACTCGCCCCGGCCCTGACTCCTCGCCAAGCCTGCCCCGCGTACCCGGCCAGGGCGGTGATGCGCCGCTCCGTCTGGGCGGAGCGCCCCGCGAGAGCCGCGACCACCCGCTCGGCCTGCGCCTGGTAGGTCGCCGGGGACGTCACCTTCCTGACGGCCTGTCCGGCGTAGGCGGCCGCGCTCAGGACGATGCGGCGAGATTGGCTGGCGTAGGCGGCCGCCGCCCGAACGACCCTCTTCGTCTGCGCGGAGAACGTCGCCGCGGTGGCCACCCGTCGCAACGCCTGCGCCGAGTAGGCGGCCGACACCGTGACCGGGAGCACATCCCCGCCCCACACGTCGGACGCGGAGGTGAAGGTCACCTTGACAACATCCGAGGCGTCGCGGACATCCAGGGACGACTGCGGCAGCGCGACCCCCGCCATGTCCAGCGTGGCCACGCCGCCGGACTCGTGGGCCGTGACGCCGCCGCAGATGATGTCCCACCCGGTGGGCAGGCCGGACACGGTGATGGTGTTGGCGGTGGCGACGTAGACGTTGTCGTAATGGACATGGGCCGTGTTGATTGTGGCGGCGGAACTGTAGAGGTAGACCAGGCCCGAGGTGTAGGTGGTGTCCGTGGCCGACAGGATTAGGGTGCCACCCCAGTAGACCGCGATGGCCCCGGTGACGGTATTGTGGAGAATCTTCCAGGCATACGTGGCGCCGACGACACAGGCGACCCCCGCCTCGGAGTCGAGCGTCGTCGGGACTCCCGCGTCGAAGCGGATGAGGGTGGCCGTGACGCTCGCGCCGGACGGAATCAAGAAGCGGTAATAGTTCGAGCCGGAGAGATGCCAATAAACCAGCGCGTACCCGGCGGCGACCGTGACCCGGCCCCCGTAGGCGAGGGTGCCCGAGTAGGTCGCCTTAGACTTGACCCCGGCCCCCACCAGCCCCCCGCTGGCCGCGACGGACAGTTCGCCCGCCTCGATGGCGACGGTGCCTTGAACGACCGCCCAATTGTCGGTGACGGCCCCGTCGAACGGATCGTACAGGAGTTTGCCCGTGGAGGACCGGGAGATGGAGGCGGTCATGGGCGCGGCCCCCTCCTACTCGGCCGCCGCGACGCCCGTCACTTCCAGCGTCACGCTGACGTCGTTGACGGGGGTCTCGGTATCAATCGCTTTGGCGCGGACGTGGAAGTAGACCTTGCTCGTGTCGCCGACCGTGCCGAGCGCCAGCGCCGCGCCGTAGGCCTCGGGCGTGCCGGACGGGTTGCCGCCGTCATCCGCCGCGAGCTGCCATTTGCTTGCCGTGGTTCCGGTGGGCGTGACGACCACCGTGGAGCAGACATAGGTGTCGTCGGCGAGGCAGTACAGCTTGACGAACGCGCCGACCTCGTTGTTGTCCGCCCGGAGCGTGAAACTGACGGCGTTGGTCAGCGTGGGCGCGGCGGAGATTTGTTGGTCGTCCGAAGCTCGGAACATCTTGATATAGGCCATGGGGGGGCAACTCCTTCGGGATGGGCCGGGTAAGGCGCCTCCCAGCCTTCTGGCGCTATGCCGTCCGGACGTAGACCACGGTGCGGGTTCCGGCCGCGGGCGCCTCGGCGGCGGTCAGCACGACCCGGCCACCGAGGAAGAGCGGGAAGCCCGTGAACGGGCCGTAGACCCGGCGCGTGGAGCCGTCGGCCTGGAACTCGACCTCCTTGTGGTGGTCGAAGAGCCCGGTGTTCATCCAGGGCATCCAGATCTCGGCCGCGGTGGCGCCACCCGAGAACTGGGTCGGCCCCTCGTCTTCCGTGAGGGAGTCCTCCCCCGACCCGGTGGGCTCCGCGTGGAAGACCGGCGGAGACCCCGTGATGGCGTCGATGGCCGCGGCCACGAGGGTCGCCGTGTTCGCGGCGGCCAGGAGCTGGTTCTCGCCCCCGATGAACGAGGTGAGCACCTGCGCCGCCGTGAGCGGGTCGAGCCCCGTTCCGGTATCAGCCGCCTCGAACTGAGGCAGCGCGTCAACCTCCGCCGCCACCAGGTGGGCCGTGTTCGCGGCGTCGTCGAGCTGGTTCGTGCCGCCCACGAGAGGGGTCGGGCCCTCGGTCGTGTCCAGAGAGTCACCGCCACCGCCGGTAGCCGTGGCGGTGAAGGCCGGCAGGGCGCTGATGGCCTCCGCCACCAGCGTCGCGGTGTTCTCGTCGGCGATGAGGAAGACCCCGCCGCCCTCGAAGTCGGTGGGCCCCTCGGCCACCGTCAGAGGCGCGTTCCCCTCGCCCGACTGGACAGCGAAGAACACAGTCGGGTCGCCGACCGCGTTGATCGCCCAAGCCACCGACTGGGCGGAGTTGGCCTCGCCGTCGAGCTTGTTGGTCCCGTCCGCGAATTGCGTCGGCCCTTCCGCTGCGGTCAGGGGATCCACGCCGGTGCCGGAAGGCGTGGCCTCGAAGCCTTCGAGCGCGTCGATGACGCCGGCCACCAGGGTCGCGGTGTTCGCGACCACGTCCAATTTGTTCGTGCCGTTGGCGAGAGGGGTCGGACCTTCTGCCGCGGTCAGGGGGTCGGCGCCGGTCCCGGTCGGGACGGCTTCGATGTCCGCGAGCAGGTCGATCGCGCCGGCCACTAAGGTCGCGGTGTTCGCGCTGGCATCCAGGAAGATGCCGCCCCCGTCGAACTGGGTCGGGCCTTCCGCGACCGTCAGCGGGCTGGCGCCGGTGCCCGAGGGGGTGCAGGCGAACTCCCCGAGCAGGTCGATGGCATCCCCTACGAGCGTCGCGGTGTTCGCTGCCGCGTCCAGCGCGTTTGAGCCATTCTCGAACTGGGTGGGGCCTTCCGCCGCGGTGAGCGGGCTGGTCCCGTCGCCGCTCGCCGCCGCGTTGAACTCAGGAACGGTCTCCAGTTCCGCGGCCACGAGGGTCGCGGTATTGGCGAGCACGTCGAGCTTGTTGGTGCCGTCGGCGAACTGGGTCGGGCCTTCGGCGGCGGTCAAGGGAGCGGCACCGGTCCCGCTGGCCACGGCGCCGAATTCGATAACGCCGGCAACCTCGGCGGCCACCAAGGTCGCCGTGTTCGCCACGGGATCAAGTTCGTTGGTTCCATCGGCGAATTGCGTCGGCCCCTCGGCCGCGTCCAGGGGATGGTCCCCTGCGCCGACCGCCGCAGCCGTGACACCCGCCTTCGCGGTGATGGCGATGACAACGAGGCTCGCGAGGTTCTTCCCGAAGTCCGGGTCGCCCTCGGCATCGGTGCCCAGGGTCACGACCAGGTCGGTTCCGACGAGCGCGACGGACATCGCCACGTTGTTGCCGACGCCCAGGACGACCTCTATCGTCCAGTCGTTCCCATCGGTACCCTCCGCGTCGACCGTGGTATCAATCCAGTTGTGGGTGTCCTCACCGATCCTCGCGACCGCGGAGGCGAGCCCCCTTGTCGCGAGTTCGATGGTCAGGGCGTCGCCAAGGAGGGCCGCCGCGAGCGGCCTGTCCTGGGTCGCGAGGTCGCCGTCGGCCTCCACGCCGTAGTCGTTGCCGTCAGAGCCTGGGGCGACGACGGAGATCGTCACCTGGCCGTTCTCCCCAGAGCCGACCACCGCCTCCGCCGGTTCATCGCCTTCCGTGGCGAGCTCGACCAGGAGCGCGTTCACGACCAGCGCCGCGGCCAGCGGGCGGTCCTGCGTCGCGAGGTCCGCGTCGACCTCAACCGTGAGGTCGTTCCCGCCTGGGCCGGGCGCGTCGACCTCTAGGTCCACGGTCCCGTTCTCCCCGCTGCCGATGGAGGCCGTCGCCTTCGCATCGGCGACCACGGCCAATTCGATGAGGAGGGCGTCCGCGACGAGACTTGCATCGAGGGCCCGGACCGCGGCCAGGTCTGCGTCGACCTCGACCGTGTAATCGTCCCCGGCTTCTCCGGGAGCGACCACGGCGATGGCCACCGCGCCGTTCTCGCCGCTGCCGATGGATGCGCCGGCGCTCAGTTCCTCCGTGGCCAACTTGACGAGGACGTTGGCGCCGACCAGTTCCGCGGAGAGGGCCCGGACCTCGTCCAGGTCCGCGTTGACCTCTACCGTGAAGTCGTTGCCTTCGGTTCCGGGCATCAGCGCCACGACATCGACGCCGCCGTTCTCACCCGTGCCGATAGCCGCGTAGGCCGGCGAGTCGCCCTCGGTCGCAAGTTCCACGAGAAGGGCGTTCACGACCAGCGCGGCGGAGAGCGGCCTGTCCTGCTCGACGAGGTCGGCGTCGACCTCTGCCGTGATAAGGTTCCCGTCCGAGCCTGGCGCCGTGACCAGAATCGCCACTTCGCCATTCTCGCCCGAGCCGATGGTGGCGCCTGCCTGCACGTCGCCCTCGGTCGCGAGCTCGACCAAGAGGGCGGTTCCCTCCAGCGTGACGGCGAGAGCCTTGTCCTGCTCGACGAGGGCGGCCGTGACCTCCACCGAGCAGGCGTTCCCGCCCTCCCCAGGGATGACCACGGCGATGGCCACCGCGCCGTTCTCGCCCGACCCGATAGCCGCCGTGGCGGGAAGGGTGTCGACCGCGAGTTTGACCAGGAGGGCATTCTCGACGAGTTCCGCCGACAGGACCCTATCCTCGGCCAGACTGGCATCGACCGCCGCGGTGAAGTCGTTCCCTTCCGACCCCTCGGCGGCCGCTTCGATGTCGACCGTCCCGTTATCCCCGGACCCGATGGACGCGCCGGCAGCGGCGTCGCCCTTCGTGGCCAGGCTCACGGTGAGTTCCTTCTCCTCGAGGACCGCGGCAAGCGGCCGGTCCTGCTCTTCTAGGTCCGCGTCCACGAGGACGCCGTAGGCGTCGCCCTCGCTTCCAGGCTCGGTCACGAGGATCTCCACCGTGCCGTCCTGGCCCGTGCCTATCGACACCCCGGACTGGACGGCGCCCTCAGTCGCGAGTTTCACGGTGAGGGCCTTACCGATCAAAGCTGCCACCAGGGTTTGAGTCTGCTCGTCGAGCGAGGCGTCGACCTCGACGCTGTATTCCAGCCCTGCCGGCCCTGGTATGATGACCTCGATGAGGACCTGGCCGTTATCGCCGATTCCGATGACCGCCTGGGCCTCGACGAGCTCCGTTCCCACCAGGTGCTCGAACGTCACGACGAGATCCTTGGCTTGCCCGGGAAGGACGCCCTCCGTTGGTGCGTTGTCGACGGCGACCAAGACGGGCCGGACCGAACCCTCGCGGAGAGGAACCTCTACCCGGGCGACCGTCGCCTCCCCGTCCCAATCCACGGTCTCCACGACAAGCTCGTTGTTGCTGGCCAGACCGTCAGCCATCGCCTTGATCGCTTCCGCCCACCAAGCGACGGACTTGTCAGAAAGAAACGCCTTGCCCGATGAGGGGCTCATCTGGTCGGGGTCCAAAGGCACGGTAGTGATCCCTCCTTGTGGTGCTGAAACTATCCGGCGCGCGCCCTCGGCCGGGGTACGGGCCTGGTCGGCCGGCTTTCCACCGCGCTGGCCGTCTCCGGCGTCTCGGCGGCAGCAGCCTCGGGGGCGGCCGTCGTCTCGACCGTCTCAGGCGCGCCCTCAGGCCCCGCGCTATCCGCTGGAGGCGCTGGGCGAGCCGGCGGAAGAGGAAAGGGGCGGAGATAGCCGCCCGCCTGGAGTTCCTTGATGCGCTTGGCGTCGGTGCCCTCGTAGGTCCCGCCGACGTTATAGCGCCGCTTAGTCGCTCGGTCATGGAACGACCTGGTCACGCGGATCTTCATTCCTCAAACCCCCTATAGAAACGGGGTGGCCCGAAGACCGAGCCACCCCGCCTCGTTCTCGTCCTTGTGCCGAGCCTTGCCCCGGGTCGGCTAGGCGCCGTTCGCCATCTTGACCCGGAGGAACCCGTTCTGGGAAACGACGTTGCCACCGACGAAGGTCGAGCCGCGGTGGCAGATGACCGCTTCCTTGAACTTGTAGTCGGTCGACCGCTGGATGTCCGTATCCGAGAAGATAGCGAGCAGGTAGTTGGTCGGCGGTCCATAGGCCATGCAGTAGTCGCCGGGGTCGGTATCCTCGTGAGTCAGCGCGTGACACACCGAGTTGATGAGGAACGGGATGCCGTCGATCGTGCCGGCGTTGCCGTTGGAGACGATGGTGTGAGCCTTGTCGCCGCCATCCGTGCGGAGCTGGGCAAAGGCCTTGAGGTCCAGCTTGTTCAGGATGAGGACCGCGGCGTCCTCGACCTCTTCGTCCCCGCCGAAGGAGAACACGATCGCGGTCAGGGTGTCGACGTCGATGGTCGAGAGTTCCAGGTCGGTGGCGATGTCGATGGCCTCCGCCGCCGTGTCGAAGATGCCGACCAGGTGGTTCGTCGCCCCATCGCCGATGAGGATCTCGCGGGTGATCTTTCTGCGGCCCGCAAGCCTGATGCCCTTCTGCACCTCGGCGTCATAGGCGGCCGCCGGGAGCCTCAGGACCTCCTCCGAGTCCTCCGCCCATGCCGTCACCTTGGCCTTGTTGATATCCGCGTAAGCGAAGGTCGGCTCGGCGGTGGCGAATTCGTCTTCCTCTTCCGTGTAGTCGCCGGTGCCGTACCCCACCATATACGGCTGCTTGAACGACTCACCGCCGATGAGGATCTTTCGGTCGACCCGGTCGATGAGACCGGAGACCAGGTTGAAAGTAGGGCGGATGTCGGTGGCCTGGTGGGCGGGCAGGAGGATGTCCGAGGAGCCCACGGTCACGCTGTGCTTCTCGAGCAGCGCCTTGCCTCGGGCCTCGGCCGCCTCGAACCGCTTGGCAGCGTCCAAGACCTCGGGCGCGGGCGAGCCCAACCCGTACGCGGCGAGCATCGTCACGGGGCCGACCGGGCCGGCGCTCAGTTGAACCGGGGCCGTCGGGATAACGGTGGGCGCCGGGGCGTCTTCTTTGATCTCGGCGAGCATCGCCTTGACCTCGGCGATGTCACCGTTCAACGCCTCGAGCTCGATATTGATCGCTTTCACCTGCGCGATGTCCGCTGACGCCAGGGCCTGCGCCGCCAGCGCGAGCTTTCTGTCCTCCTTGACCTTGAGCATGAGCAAGAGCTTGGCCTTCATGATTGGTCACCCTACCTTCGCGAGTATTTGGGAACAGAGCTTCAGGCGCTCCAGGTGCTGGGCAGCCTCCGCCACCCGAACGACCTCCGCCGCTCTCAGGACCTCCGCCCTGCTATCCATCGCGTGCTGAGTCTCCACCCAGGCACGCGCGGAAACCTGCGTCTGTTCGAACACGGCCCACGTCACCGCAGCGACATCCCAGAGCCGCTTGATCCGAAGGACGGTGCGGGTGTGCGTGGGCTGGTCGTAGCTATCTCCGCCGACCTCCTCGATCCCGAAAGCGAAGGACATCCTATCGTAGAATTTCTTCAAGATCTCCTCGAAGAGTTCTCGCCCCGTGACGTTCTGAGAGAGGTCCGCGCTGACATACAGCCCGTCTGGGCGGAGGTCGAGCTTGAGCGTCCCGTTGCGCGTCTTGGCCGCAGGTTTGCCCCCATGCTCGATATTCAGAACGACATCGTCCATCTCAGCCCGGTCCAGCGCGTGGCTGTCAATGACCAGGTAGTACTTGACGCCGTCCATCACGAACCACTCGGCGGGACGGTCGAAGATGGCCGCCTGGCCGTCGACGAACATCCCCTCGCCCTCTTGCCGCGCCAAGAACTCAAAGCTGAGATACTCACGGTCTTTAGAGATCACGGTTATTCCTCCCCGTCCTGGCCTGCGGCTGGCTCTTCGTCGGGTTGCCCCGGGACGATCGGTGAGCGCAAACCCGCCCGCGCCCGCGCCATCTGGTATTGGTCCGCGATGTCCGTGCTGACGTAGTTGAGCGAGATGGTGCGCCGCCCCCCCGACCCGTCGAGCAGCGGCGGGTAGCCGAGGACGCGGAGCTTCTGGTCGTCGGTCAGCAGGCCCTGGGCCCCGGCCGTGTCCAGGAGCTTCAGCTTGGAAGCCGTCGAGAGGTACATCATGTCGCGGTGGTAGAAGACGACCTCGTTCCCGACCTGGAGTTCGCGGTCGGTGAAAAGGCACCGGGAGAACGCCTGCGCGAGCCCGATCAGGAGCGGCTCCAAGGTCCTCTCGTAGAACGCCTGGTAGTCGTCGTCGCCGAACGCCCCGGACAGTATCTTGAGGGGAACCCCGTACCAGTTCAAGATTCGTTCCTGGATGAAGGCGAGCGTGTCCCTGTCGATGACCCGGGGGTCGGGCTTGAGGTCGGTGTAGGCGCCCTTGAGGTCCATCGCCAGGATTCCGGTCTTGCTCTCGGCGATCGCCTGCTCGAACTTCTCCCGCTCCGCCCTGAGCTTGTCGGCATCCATCATGGTGTTCATGGACAGGATGCCGCGGACGCCAAGGGTCGCCCGGACCGCCTTGTCGAGGCCCTGGAGGATGGTGTCGTTCACGGTCAGGACCTTCAGCAGGGCCCGGTTGTCGGGCTGACCGTTCAGCCCGCCGCCCATGACCGTGTTCGCGGAGAACCTCTTCCGCAGATGGATGATGTCCGCGTAAGGAACGGTGATCTTGTCGCTGGAGGCGAAGGCGAACTCCACGAACAGGCGCCCGGTGCTGTCCTGGAGGAACGTGGCCAGGACCGGGTCGAGCGGGTAGAGGGCTCGGTATTCCCGCGTCTGGGCGCCCCGGCTGTCGGTCGCCACGTCGTACATCGGATAGATGAAGACGTTGTAGTTCCGATAGAGGAGCCAGACGATTTTCTCCAGGAAGTCCTTGGTCGTCATAAGCGGGTTGGGCGAGAACTTGAAGAGCCGGTTCAACGCGCTCTGGGGGACGGTTTGCATCTCCTCGGCGTCCACCCGGATATGCTTCGGTTGGAGTTTGGAGACTTCGGTCGCGATGGCGTCCACGGCCATCTGCACCAGGTCCGAAGCGTAGATGTCCTGGCCGAACTGACTGAAGACGGGCATGGTGCCATCGAGGAACTTGGCGACCATCGCCTCCCGGCGCCGGCCGATGAGCCCAGTGAACCAGTCTCTCAGTGCCAAGGGAGTGCCTCCTCGCCGGGCGTCTATCGCAGGGCTTGCAGGTATTCGCTCCGGTGCTCCTTGAGCAGCGCGTAGCAGATGATGAGCGCGACCGCGCCGTCGATGCGCCGGTTCCGCGCGTCGGCGACCTTGACCGGGGCTATCCGGCCCAGACCGTCGACCTTGAGCCCGACGTTGCCCAGGCACCATTTGTCCACGGGGTTGTCCTTGTAGTTGATGGCCTTGGCCCGGAGGTCGGCTTCGACCAACTTCATGGGGTCGCTCAGCACGCGGATGTCCATCGGCACCCGCTCCATATCGAAGCCGGCGTCGGACATCTCCTTGGCCCAGGCCTTCGCGTGCCAACCGTCGTAGCCGACGCGGTAGCAGCGGACGCCGTGCTCCTTGAAGAGGCTCACGAACCAGGCGGTCACGCGGCCGAAGTCGACGTCCGAGCCCGGACAAATCTCCACCAGGCCGTCCTTGGCCCATTGGCGGTAATCCTTCTCGTCGGGGCTCTTCTCGAGCTTTGTCTCCGGGATGAAGTAGCGGCTGAGGATGAATTTCTCGGCGGACTCCGGGCGCATGACCAGAGCCTTCGCCGAAGTCAGGTCCGTCGTCTCGGACAGGTCGACCCCGCCCAGGGCGATGGCCCCGCGCAGACATGCCACGTCGAATACCGCGTCGTTCTCGATGACCTCGGGCGGGAGCCAGGCCTCGGCGTGGGACTGTTTGATGTTGAAATCCTTGGCCAGGGCGAAGGCGCGCGTGGCCATGTTCGTCTTGGCTTCCTCGACCTCGCCCCGGAGGAAACCCCACTGCTTGATGGGACCGAGGCCCGGGTTGCTCTTGACCCAGGTGCGCTCGTCCCGCCAGACCTCGGCCTCGCTGTCTTGGGTGTAGAGCCAGATGAGCCACCGCGGCCGGTCGAGCTCGCCGGCCAGGACCTTCCGCGCCTCGCGGAGGCGCCCGTCGAGATAACCCTCGGCGACGAACCCCTCGGTGGTCAGCTCGATATAGAGCGGCTCCGGCTGGTTCCCGAGGGCCTGCCGGATGGGCATGATGGAGGAACTGTCTTTCAACTCGTGGACCTCGTCCACGACCCCGACCGCGATGCCGCGGCCCTCCTTGGCGCCGGTCTTGGACGAAATCTTCCGGATGGAGCCACGGTTGGCGTAGGAGAATTTGCCGGCCCGCCGCGGCCGCTTGGGGTTGCCGAAGCGGATCTCGTTGATGGTCTTCCGCGTGACCCTGGCCAACGCCGGCGACTGCTCGCGCATCGCGTCGATGGCCTGGAACATCAGGTCGGCCTGGCTGTAGTCGTTGCTCGAGCAGAGGATCTTCGTCCCCATCGGGCCGCAGACGAACTCCCCGAAGCAGAGACCCGAGACCGTGGTCGTCTTGCCGTTCCTCCTGCCGATGAGCAGGAGCACGTCCTGGTACAGGCGGACCCATCGGCCGGTGTCCGGGTCGCAGACCCGGAACGAGTGGATGGCCTCGATGAGCGCTTTCTCGAATAACTCCAGGATGAAGGGCATCCCGGCAAAGGGGGCCTCGTAGTGCCGGCACTGCGTCTCGATGAACCGGATACACTTGTGGGCCTCGGTGAAGTCGACCCGGATCGCGGGGTCGGTGAAGTGCGCCTCCAAGCGGTCGAGCTGCTGCCGGAGTTCCCGACCGATGAGGATCTCGCCGGAGCGGGTGCGCTCGATGTACTCCAGGAGCCAGGAGTGGACGGCGGTCGGGTCGGTGCTCACTTGAAATCGTCCAGGCCGTCGTCGCCCTCGGGGAGGTCCTTGGACAGGACGCTGTTGAGGGCCTTGATGACCACGGCGTAGGCGGCCACGTTCCGCAGGTACTGGTGCGCCGCCTCGATGGGCTTCTGCTGATCGGGATGGCCCGGACGGACCTTGACCATGCCGGTCAACTGGAGCGACTGGCGCAGTTCCTCGTTCGCGCCGGCCAGGAAGGCCGCGTCCTCGATAAGGCCCGAGACAAGTTCCCGTTTGGCGGGCTCCACGTCCTTGAAGACCTCGATGAGCTTGGCCCACTCCCGCCGATAGGCCGCCGTCCGCGCGTCCAGGACGACCCGGAGCCGGCCGCCCTCCATGTTCTGGTGGATGGCGTCCCTCACCATGAGTTAACCCCCCAAGACTCACCCGGACTTTCCGATCATCCCGGGTCTTCGTGCCCACTCCAAAAACCTCGGACCGATTCTGAAATTTAGGTCATGTCACGCTCCGCCT